AACTTTAGACCTAATCACACCATATGTAGCGTCTGACCCACGCAAAACCACTAGATACCACCAGAAGTAGTGCATACATACCACTTTTGACCCCATTTACAGCTAGTTTGTAGAACTAACCGCACCTAAATAACCCCAGGAAGAAGGGGGATACGGGGGTCTGCGTCCAGGTACACCGATATATAAGGCTTAAGAAATTTTTGTTGAATATCTAAGACCCCTCTACAAGCCCCAGGAAGACGTATGAAATGCATTGAACATACGAAGACACTCAATAACACTTACACACGCCTTCTAGAGGCTTCTAGATAGCTGTAATGAAGCTCTAGTGAAGGTGGCTACCGGCTTTGCGCCTGGTCTTCAAAAGTCCATTTACTGTTAAAGAATACTCGCGTCCAAAACCTGATCCAACGATTTGGGATGGGACGAGTTTTGGCTTCAGTATCCAAAAAGCTGACGACCAGTTGCCCTTGCCCGAATAAATCGCACCAGCAAATTACTTCTGGCTGTTCAATCTTCATGCCGCTCCAAGTGGTTTCAGGTAGTGGTTCGGTCATTTGGAATAATTAGTGGTAATGACTACTACGGTTAAGGATGATTATTCTCTACCCCACATCGCCTCACATACATTAGGAACATACTGATGAAGAAGATCCTGAACCTGACCAGCAATGATTGCATGTTCTCGTTGTGTTCCATGACCAGTCCTCAGATCACAATAATGCAACCAAGACCGAATAGACCCATTCATATACAGTCGAGTAGGGGTAGCCATTGGCAACACTTCTCTGGCACACTCTTTTGCTACCCCATCTTTCAGCATTCTCAGATACAAGTCATAACACTGGTTGTACAGCTTGATTGTCTCTTCAGTGTACTGATATCTCAACCCTAGGCTTAGATCATCAGTGCTATTCTGTCGGTTCTTACTATCCTGTTTACGGAACTGTGGAGGGGCTGCTACTTCTGTTACCTCAGCATACCGTTGACTAAACTCTTGGAAACTGAAGCTTCGATGCCTAAGGATCTGAGCTGCTATGGACCTAGTCGTATTGATTTCTACACACATATTGACCATCTCAAAGGGAGACCAATGTTGATGATCAATGAGGTATTTAATTAGCTTAGCACTGGTCTCAGTGTTTGATTGATTGGAAGGGTTGGACACCCTAGCCATGTAACTGATGAGGTTCTCTGCTTCTGGTGTGATGTGGATGAGTGAGACGGAATGAGATGTAGTGGAACGTTGAGTAGCAGTATGCATTAATAGTTGTTGTTCATTGTATAGGTAGTAGAATCAATATCATTCAGATGGTCATTAAGAGACCATTCAGATGATATGGATTCAATCTCCCTTTAGTTTCAGTTTCAGTAGTTAATGAGAGATGTCCATTCACCCGCTCACTTCGTTCGCTGAGGACATCAACTAATTGTGTCTTTAGTTGTTTTTGTGTCATTAGGAAAATGGATGTCCATCCCCAGGGACATCAAAGGGAGGGGAGTTGGGGATCACGTCTACGTGAGACACTACTCCCCCCCTTTCCCCCTTTTAATCCGCCCTCAGCCAGATCGACTGCTACGACTGGTGTCTTATTTTTAGACCCAGGTGGGAATGGACCCCCGTCTACCGCCCCCACGAGCGGCTCTCCGTTGTCCAAGATCAAACCCCATGACAAGGTGATCTGTGGCGCTCTGAGGGTCATCTAGAAAGGTTTCCAGGAGATCCTGCCAGTCTTCTTGTCTACGGGCTTTAACGGCCTCGTAGGCGCTGATGGACATGGCATCAGTGAAGTACTTCACCCCTTGAGCAAGGGAGTCCAGACGGTCATCGTGTTTGACGGCACCCTTCTCCCGGCACATGCGAGACATCTGGTAGAAGAGCATGTACAGAAGTCGTTCTTCTGGTGCTGCGTCTTTATTGGAGTTGTAGTCCCACTCAACCACCCCTCGATCCAGGATGAGTCTATGTTGGTTCATGACAGGTTCTAGGGCATCGATAATCCTGTCTTCTTTACGGACATTTGCTCGTACTTCTTCTACGTCTATGGCTTGCTTTGTTTGTTGGAGATGTTTTTTGAACAGTTCTGCGACGATACCGTCACCGAAGTTGGTTTCGATGAGGAGTTTAGTAACATTGTACCGCTTACACCCACGAAGGATGTCAAGAAGTGTATTGTCGCTATAACCGTCGCGATACGCTCGTACTTCGTGAACGTAGAGAAAGCCATTTCGTTGACTGATATAGGTTGCTGCTGTTTCGTCACTACCACGACCTGAAGGGTCTACCGAGCAGATCGTTTCGGTGTAGTCACCCCAGTCCCCTTGGAGCTGCATCGGGGAGTAGAAGTAATCACCTGGGAGGCCAACCGTAGGCAAATCTTTGAGGATATTACGAGGATCACTGCACCAAACAACAGCATCAGGTGCTTGGGTTGGGTTGACTGAAGTGACAATGAGATCACTGAATTTAAGTGGGAACTTCTCAGCATCACTCAAGGTGGTATCCAGCATAAACTGCAACATGAAGTTGCTGCGACCCATGGCTGCTTCCCGTTCCAGCAGGTCATCCGATTGGAAACGGTCTGGATCAGTGGGAGACCACTCCTCAGCACCCATCTCGATGTCTTCTACGATCTGTGGTGCCAGCAGGTTCTCGTATTGACTGAGCTTGTCTTTACGGGGGTAACGTGCTGGCCACACAAAGGGTCGGTAGTTCCGTTCAGCCAGCTTGCGGTAGATGGTGAAGGTGGTTTGGGGTGTCCCTAGGTACATAATGCGGCTATCCTTCTTCGGTGTAAGGATGGATTCCGCTTCTGTACACAGCTGCAGGAGCTTCTCCCGCATCATCTCAGTCATCGAGTTACCAGGAACTTCGATGTCATCCAGAATCATCAGGTCTGCACGGCTACCTGTTAGCTGACCCGTAATACCAACGGACTTAACGGATGGTGCTTGGTGAGGAGAGCAGTTGACATCAAAGCTGATTCGTGACCACCGGGCGTCATCTGACTTCGGTCTTAGATGGCTGAGCCATGGTGTTTCGATGATCAGCTTTTGAAGGAAGATCGACATGTTATCGGCACGCTCTTTAGAGGCGGAGATAATCATGATCTTCTTTTCTGGGTTGTTGAAGAGTGTCCAAAGGACGAAGGCACCTGTGATCCAGCTCTTACCGACACCACGAAAGGCTTGGATCTGTAGACGCTTTGGTCCTAATTGCAGATAATCTGCGATGGCGTATTGTGCACGGGTTGGAGAGGGAAGATCGAGTTGCTGCCACAGGGCTTGCAGGAACAGCTTGAAATCGCCCCGTAAAGCCTCAAGGATATCGTTCACGGTAGATTGTACCTAAATAGAAAAAGAGAGGCCTTCTAGGGGCTTCCAGAGGCCTCTCCGTGCGTGTATTAATCCCAGTACGGGTAGCTCAGATCTTCATCAATCAGATCATAAAGAGCGTGTGCCATCACAAGCTCAGGATTAAATGGCAGTTCAACAACAGGAGGCGCTACCTCAACCGGCATTACGCTTACGTCGTTGTTGTTCATCACGTTGTTTGGAGATTGCATCTTTAAGTTTCTCAGAACCAGACTTTTGCTTCAATGCAGAGGAGTATGTGTCAGCATTTTTGACGGGACCAACACCTTTAGTGTTGTTTTTCACGTCAGCGGAGTAGCGAGCACCGTCTTTGACGGGACCAACACCCTCACGGTCTTCCCGTTGACGCATACGGGCCTTCATATCAGCGTCGATAAGTGGGTTATTGGTGCGACTGGTGCCGTAGTTACCAGATTCACGGTTGGCAGTGGCTGCAGAGACGCGCATAGGGCCACTCTGAGGTGCTGTAGAGGCTGTTTGAGAGCGTTGAGTGGCGCTAGAACGGCCTTGGGAGTCTTGAGAAGTGCCACCACCACCCCGTGATGGGGTAGAACCACCCCCAGATTGGGTAGGAGCAGGCGGTTTGGGCTTAGCGGCGGGGGGATTACCAACACCTTTTAGACGCTGGCGTTCTGCAGCAATCTGTTGGTTGCGGTAATCGTTGTACTGCTGGCTCCCGGTAGGGACACTGCGACCATTAGAAGTGTTGACACCACGGCTGCCGCGACCGTTAGCGTCTGGTTTGACTTTGTCGCGATTCCAGCTAAAGGTTTTGTTGCGGTCGGACATGGCTTTAACCTCACTGGCCATTGCTGCTGCAATACCAGCAGGTCCGAGGAGACGACCTGCACCACCTAAGAGACGACCTGCACCACTAGTTGCGGAACTGGCAGTACGTGCTAGGGCTCCATTACCGCTGGTACGAGCTAAAGCACCACCACTACGCCCTTGAGGAAGAGCAGGGCGGGCATCACTGCGACCGATACGGTTAGGTCCTGTTGAGCCCTGGGCTGCGTTAGCTGCCTTAGCTTCAGCACGAGTGCGGCGAGTACCGGTGGAAACAACGGCGCCGCCTTTTTGACCAGGAGGAAGTGCTGGTTTCGCCTGAGGCTTAGGAGCGGTACGAGGGGCTGGACGGGTTGGTTTTGTACGAGAAGCGGTTTGAAGACGTTGCAAATCAGAGGCAGAGCTGCGTGCAGGCAGAGCAGGCTTAGAAGTCCCAGAGACCTTCGCAGATCCAGAAGACACACGTTGGCTAGCGTTGGTTACACGAGCACCAGATCCTTTGACGCGAGTATCGTCACTAGTGGGCTTAGCAGTAGAAACCTTTGCCCGGTTATTCCGGCCCTTATCCGTGGTAACCGGCTTGGTTGTCTTACGCTTACTACGATTAGAAGAAGAGGTAGGTTTTGCCATAATTAATTAATCCAAGAGAGAATAAGCTGTTCTTTATTGGGGTTTTCACCGAAGGTGGCTCTCATCCATTGGAGCCAGTTTTGACTTCCCTTTGCTTGATTACACGATCTACAACTGGGCACAAGATTGGATGTAAGGTCGGAACCTCCAAATGCTTTAGGTCGAACATGATCAAGAGTGAGTTCATTAGCGTCATAAGTTTCTCCGCAGTAAACACATTGACAATTGAAGTGCTCTTTGATGGCTTTACGCCAGAGCCGTTTTGCTTCAGGGCTTGTCATGGTTATTAGGTTTTGGAGATAGTGGTCAGGCGAGGGAAGTAGCGGAGTCATTACCGTTTAGCGTTCGTCTTACGTGCTCCCTTTGCACGGTTAGTTTTACGTGGAACAATCCGTAGATTGTCTCGGGAGTTATTCATTGGGTTGTTATCCTTGTGGTCTACTTCATGACCACTAGGGATATCACCCATGGAACGCCTTGCTCGTGCTCGTGCAGCATCTTCTTTGCGATGAGCACGCCGGTATGACTTTAGATATTCAGCACGGTCCTTATACTCTTTTTTCCAGTCTCGTGCCATTTAATCGACTCCTTACTAGTTCGGGATCAACCTTTGGAAGGATGTTGACCAGTTGATCAAGTGGTGAACCTTCAACAGCTATACCGCTGATGTCATTCTTAGAAAGCCAGTCACAAGCAGCCTTAAGATCAGCAGTAGTTGCTTCACCAGATTTGATGCGCTTAAGAAGCTCTTGAGTGACAAGGTTATGCAGTTCGTTAAAAGTATCTTCAGTGGCTTTAGTTTGCTTAGCCATTTCTCAAAACAATTTGATCCAGCTTATTCTCGATGCGGATCATGTGATCCTCCATCTTTTGAAGTGCTGAGGAAAGTTCTTCACGTTGCACGTATTTCTCAGCAATACGTAGTTCGACCTGATCAATGCGTTTGTCTACATCTGAGATACGGTTATGCATACGTGAATGCAGTGCTACAACTGCTGTGAAGACGGCAATAGTGCCAGATACGGCGGCTTCAATCATGTTCCCGCAAGATACGTATTAGTTTGTCCGCATATGCGGGATCAGTGGCGTATTTTTCCGTTACAAGAAGACGAGCACACTCTTCTGGAGAGGATGCACGGTTGACACCTTTGTAGTTCTTGTAATCTCTGTACCACTTGTTGACGAGATCTTGGACGCATTCAAAGAGTGATGGATAGTCCTTGAACCAAGCGTCTGTTTTAATCTCCATACCACCGACAAATTCAGCGGTACGTTTCAGGGTGCCTTGGCCTTCAGTACCCTTGATGCCGAAGTAATTGTTCTTACCAGAGGTGTGTTTGCCGTAGCCGCTCTCCAAGGCCCACTGAGCAGCCACTACGGATGGATGCTTGGAGCCTGCAGCAGTTGCAGCAGCTTTGACACCAGCCCAAGTGTTGTCGTAGCTGGTGACTGGTCGCGTCTGTTGTACGGGTCTAAAGGTCATAAACCAACCAGTCCCTGGACCTTCAACTTCCCAACGCTTCAGCCAGTTACGCCAGGTGTATTTGACTTCTTTGCCACCGGAGCCAACTTTGACGTAGCCACCATTGACGTTATCCATCTCACCGTATGGATCGTGGAAGATACCGTGTTCTCCATCATCACCAATGAGGAGCATCCAGTGGCCACCACCAACGGGTTTGGAGACATGACCTTTGTGGAGGATGCCAACTGCTACTGGATAGCCTGCTTTTAGTTCGTTGAGTAGCGTCTGTCTGGTTCCCTTCTGGTAGAAGGAAGCGAACACACCGTACTGCTGACAGGCTTTGATTTGACTGGTGGATTGGGTTGTATCACCATATTTGAGAACTGTTCTCAAGTAATCATCATCTGCATTACTACCTTTCAGCGCATCAGGACGGAGATACTTAATGGCCATAGCGCACGTTGAGCTAAAGCACATCCGATCTCCGTGACCTGTTGCACTATCTGTTTGGGGGTAGTACTGCTTAACACTGAGCAGTACCATGATGTTTACTTGAGGGTATCCTTAATGCGTTGGATTTGGTCGTCTTCCTTACGCAGGGGCTTCAGAGCGTTGATGCCACTAAGGATGAGTTGAACAACACCGTTGTCCTTCAGCTTGGATGCACCGATGATCTCGGAGCCAAGGAACAGTGCAAGAAAAGCAAGTGCCTCGTAGGACACTTTGATGCCAAGAATAGTGATCATGATTAGTTCCAGGGTAAACCAGCGGCTTTCGTCGGCTGGCGTTGTTCATCAAGTTGAGCTTGCAGAGCAGCTTCGATTTCTGTGACTTTTTCATCACCGAACTTGTTTTTGACCCAACCGACCACAACCTCTTCGGTCAGATCAGCAAAAGGAATCAGGTCGCCTTCAGGACGCTCAAGACCGAGAGATCCGTAAGCACCAGCGGAGTAGGTATCATCTTTAGCGCTGACGGTGTAGTGAACGGTGAAGACGTAACCGTCAGTGGTTTCACGTTCCAGGTTGGCAACGTTCCAGGTGAAAGTAGTGGACATAATATGTAGGTCTATTAGTGAGTAGGACTACACGCCTTCAAGGGCTGCAACTTTGGCTTCCAGAGCTTCGATGCGCTCCATTGCTTCCTGCAGTGCCTTGACGGCCTTCATGTAGAGCACCGAATAGTTGACGCTCTTGGTGACTTCGCCGGTTTCGTTGCCGTCTTCGTCGCGGTCAGGTGATTCGCTGACAAGGCCGGGGGAGACTAGCTCGACTTCTTGGGCAATCAGGCCAAGTTGCTTGTGTGTCTCTTGCTTGGTCTCTGGCTTGAGGTTGTAGTTGACAACTCGAAGGGACTTCAAGTCATTCCATTGAGAGTTGGCATCGACAACGTTCTCTTTCAGTTTTATGTCAGAAATGGCACCGTAGGAGTTGTTGGTGTTCTTTACATCGCCGTTATGAGCAACAGTAAATGAATCAGTGCCGCCGTTAATACCAGAGGCACTATGCGAAAGGGTAAAAAGCGGATTACTAGACGCAGCATTGCCTGAAGCGTACTGAATTGTGCCTGCACCGGACGAGCTGAAGTAACGAAATTCGCCAACAGCGGTTATCCGCATCCGCTCTGTGGGGGTGCTCGCTCCATCTTTAGTAGTGGAGAACACTAATCTCGTCGGAAGGTCATTCGCTCCAGGTGTCCCATCGACTTCCGCTTTGATCGACGCACCAGGTGTATTTAGGTCTGTTCCGTCAGACCCAGAGAATGTAATTCTGCCAAGCTCATCGCCGTTGGCAACGATGGTGGCAGAACCGATAGACGTTCCCCGTGATTTAGCGATATACAAACCGCAGCCTTGTGCGTCGTTACTGAAACGCGACAGACTTAAACCGCCACGGGAGTCAGTGCCTTTGACTTGGACAAATGGCTCTTCTCCGTCACTAACCGCAGCGCTCGTAGACGTGCCAACTAATAGCCTACGACTTGAATCAATGCGAAGTGCCTCACCGGGAGGTGTCGAGGCGTCGCCTGCATAAAAAACTAAACTGCTATTCCAGCCACTTCCTTCGTGCTGGCAGGAAATCCGAGCGCGGTGCCCTGCCCTAAATCCATTGGTTGCGGGTACGTCAAAAAGTAGAGACGCCGTTCCACCGTTTGTAGAAGTATCAACGCGAAGATTGCCTGCACTGCTTTGTACATGCAAGGCATCGCTAGGGCTAGTAGTGCCAATCCCTACCGCTCCTGCCGAGGTGATATTAACCGACTGACCACCTACAGGCGTGAAGATTGAAATCAGGTCGGTTGATTCATCCTGCAGAAGACCCCCCTTGAAGACGGAGCCGTTGCCGAACTCGTAGCCCCTGAAGTTTCCAGCAGTTGTGCCAGTTCCAGTAACTCTGATTCGCGCCGAGTTGGTATTCGCTGACCTAGCTTCAAATAACGTGGCAGGCGTAGAAGACCCCAGACCTAAGCGGCCACTGGAGTCGATGAACAACCGCCCCGTGCCGTTAGTCGAGATGGCTAGTTGATCTGCGCCGGGTGAGTAGATGCCAGTATTGGTGTCGCCGGAGATAAATACTGACGGTGATGCGGCAGTGCCAGCTGTGACACCAAGAGCACCAGTCATGGTGCCACCAGCAATAGCTAGCTTGTTAGTGTCAAGACCGAGGACATCCGATTGGAGTGTGGTGATGTCAGATTCAGCAGCTGTTACATCACTCTGCAACGTGCTAATCGCATCCCCATACCGATCTTCTGGATCATTCGGGAAGTATTGAATCCAGTTCCACGTTGCACCAGTGGTCGTGTAGACAAGACGAACACTAAGCCCAGAGTCACCAACAAAGCCAGAAGGCAAACCACTCAGCGGAGTGAAGCTCTGAATACCAGTGGAGTTGACAACCTCTACAGCATCGTTGTTGGAGGGAGATCCTGGGATCGCAGCAACGTTGGCTACGGTGTCATACAGGATGGCATTAGCCACAGCAGAGGCTGCAGCGTTAGCCGTGCTGATAGCAGTATTGGCTGTGGAGAGTGCAGTGGATGCGTTGCTGGAGGCTGTATTGGCCGTCGAGACAGCAGAGGAGGCATTACTAGAGGCTGTGTTAGCCGTGCTTACAGCTGCTGAGGCATTGGTAGATGCAGTATTAGCAGTAGAGACAGCAGCAGACGCATTGGAGCTAGCTGTGTTGGCTGTGCTAAGAGCGGTGTTAGCCGTGCTAAGAGCCGTAGCAGCACTAGTTGAAGCACTATTAGCCGTGTTAAGGGCTGTAGTGGCGTTAGAGCTAGCTGTATTAGCCGTAGACACAGCAGCACTTGCGTTGGTGCTAGCGGTGTTAGCCGTAGATACTGCGGCACTAGAGTTTGCTAAAGCTGTATTAGCCGTACTAACAGCTCCGTTAGCCGTGCTGATAGCAGTATTAGCATTAGTCAGTGCAGTGTTAGCTGTCGTCGTAGCGCTTGCAGAGACGTTATTAGCTTCCTGTGTTACGTACAGGTTCTGCGTGAAGTTGTCATTCAGATCACTAGATCGAATAGCGGATCCAGGATAGAACGTAGCCTGTAGACTGCTATCGTCAGTCTCACGATAAATCCGAATTGCAGCACCATTAGCAGGAGCCGTATTGAATTGGATTGTCGTAGCGTTGGCAAGGGTGTATGCAGTTGTAATCGTACCGTTCAAGGAAACCTTGATGTCGGTAGTTTCTAGGTATGGGAAGGTAAAAGAAAAGAGGACGGTGGTTCCGTCCCCTGTGTAGGTATTCTGAGTGACAGCCATGACGCTTTACTTTCTTGTGTCGAGTATTTGCTGAAGCTGTTGAGCGGATTGCACCGCACCTGCAACATCACCTTGATTAAGCTGACCCTTAATCATTTTGCGGTAAGCAGGGATGTTGCCAGTAGAGGCTTGTTCATACTCATAAGCTGCCCATGCTTTATCAAAGGCATCATTATGGATACGATCAAGCATGTCATAAGTGGCAAGTTCTTTAATTGGAAGGACAGAGTTGTCGAGGTTTCCACGCCTTTTCGCAAACTCAGTTACCTTCTTGTCCCACCACTTCTCATCTTGCTGACGTAATTGGTCGATCTGGTCCGCAAGGCCGTAGTTCTTACCGATCCAGTTGTTGATCCAGTGACGCTCTTCTGCAGTCAGATTCTGTTTGGTAACAGGGTTAACACGAGGTAAGTTTAGCCCATCCCAACCAGTCTGCAGCAGCCATTGACGCCAAGGTTCCATACCACCGTTAGTGTTGAAGAATGGAAGAGCAACATTGATGGCCGCAATAAAGGGTTCCTCTTCACGGATGCGTTCACCTGTGTAGACATCAAGAAGATCCTTCAGGTAGTCATTACCTTTAAAGAGAAACTTGTTGCGATTGAGAAGATAAGACCCAATATCGTTCTCTACATCCTTGAGCTGTGGTGTGATGGCAGCACTGAGCATGCTGCGAACTCCACTGAACGGAATGACGGTCTGGTCTACTTGAGTGGCAATCAGACGTGACCAGGCTGCTTCATCTCCGCTGAGGGCCGAGACAAGTGGCTCAAAGCCACTAAGGAACGTTTTATTAGCAACGTTCATGCTAACGGCAAAAGCGATCTTCCTGAACCAATCTTCGGTCACAGGCTGGTCAACTCGCGTAGATTGGTAAACAACATCACCAACAAGAGCCAACAAATCAGAATAGGGTTCAATACCCTTATAGCTGCGCCACTCACCAGTAACTGGGTCACGGAAAGAATTAGGCTTAAAGCCCATCTTGATCATGCGAGCACGTTCTGCACCATCTTGAGGACCATTACCAGTGAGGTTACCTGCAAGTGCGTACATACCGGCAGCCATCACAATGGTTGATCCCATGAGTTGACGGCCTAAATACTCTGACTTAACGGTTTTAAAAAGGATCTCGGCGTCATTGGAGGTTGGGTTGTGGCCGTGCTCCCTTAAGACAGCTGAAATTTCATCTGGAGTCCTAGCTGCGAATGTACGGCGGACACGTCCGACAGCAAGCCCCATAGAGCTAAGTGGGTTGAATGACCATGCAAACTCAACACCGTTCAGTCCTGTCTTGGGGAACATGAACAGTCCCTTAGCAGCAGGAACATTCTTCATAATGTTCTCCAAGCTATCGACCATCTTGTAGTCGAGTTGAAGTGTCAGCTCTTTGGCAGCATGGCGAATAGCTTCATCCTTAATCAGCCCAGATGGATCGAAGGCTTGACTATACAGTTCACGTTGTTTAGCTTGGAATAGTTCTTCGTTGAAGACACCTTTTGTTTGTGAAAATACCTCGTCGTACGCATTGAACCGTGCACCCATGCTGGCCATCATGGAGTTGACGAAGCCATCAAGCGAATGAAGTGCATTTGTACCTGCACGGACAACGTTATTCTTGTTGAAGGCGTGGAAAACCTTTGCCAAATTCCAAGCCGCCACACGACCTAAGTCACCAGGATTCCCTGAGTTTTCCCACTTAGTTTGTACGTAGTCTTCAACAGCTGTGAAGTCATCGTAAATAGAAGAGACTTCATCTGCACGTCCACGATTGGCTACAAACTCAGGATCTGCATTAATTTTTCGCCACTCTTCAGCCATGTGCTTACGAGCACGATTTAGGTTTTCAGCGACGCCACCGAAACCGTATAACGCACGCCTAAATACTTGGTCACCGCCCTCTCCGATAAATTTAGAGCCAGCAAGGATGGACACTGGTTTGGTTACAAGACCAATGATATTGCCAACCGCAGCCCGTGATGGTGCGCGGCCAAGGAGCATAAAGTTATAGCGGGTAGCCTGTGCACCCTGCACAACAGCACTAGGTACTTCAGGAGCACCGTCAACGAAAGCCTTACCAATCACACCAATGCGGTGTTGCATGTAACGGTGAAGCTTTTGGAGATCGTCAACTTTACCGTTGGTGTAATCGTAGATCTCGTAGAACGGCTTCAGGAATTCAGGCCTTTCCTTTGCAATTCGGCTGTATGTTTCAACGAATTCACGACCCTTCTCTGCCTTAGCAGCAAGCACTTCATCGAATGCTTGGTTACGTGTTTGCATCCAAGCAGCGATCTCTTCAGGCGATTTCTTACCACGCTTGAACTTGAGGAAGTCAAGACCACTACCAAGAGTCCAACTACGTACGGACATTTCACCTGCCATGACCTCAAGCTTCTTGATGATCAGCTCTTGTTGACGTGAGGTGTCAGCGACATCATCGATAAGACGAGCTGCAGTGATGGTATCTGCAACGTTATCAGCAGCATTCTGCGTGATCATCGCAGATGCTCGAAGGTTGTTAGGGTTATAAACCGTGTCAAATGCTTGCTTGAAGGCACGGCTTGTGGTGATCCACCCTGCTTCGTCAAGAACACTTTGTGAATTAAAGACATCACGCCGCATCTCTTTGACGATGTCAGTGAACTGTTGAATGGTTACACCAGAATCAGTCGAAGCATTGAACAGGTTGTCAATGGACTTGTTGATGTCCTTTGCAGAGATGTCGATGATCTCCTTGCGACCATCACGGATAACCTCTTTACGTACATCAGCAGAAGGTGCAGCACGAAGCCATACATCCTCAACAAGATTGGCCCTATCAGTTCCACGGGTGGCATTCATCAAGCCATCCATGAAGTTATCAGTGACAACAGAAGTAGCACGTCCATTGGTTGTGCCGATATTCTTCTGGATCAATGCGTGGTCAATCTTGGCTTGAAATGGATCTACGTCAACATTGTTGAGTGCACGCTTCTGGCCCTCAAAGATATTGTTGACGAATGGGTCATACATCCCCTGGGGATCAGCTTCAAGACGGCGGATAGCTTCCTCAGTAATACCATCCTCACGAAGGAGATCGCGGTTGGTTACTGCTGCAACCACAGGGTCCTCATCCAAAGCTTGGGAGGTTTGACGTGCGGTGACAGCCTCCTCAGCAAGGGGATCTTTCGGGCGGACCTTTGTGGCACCTTTACGGAGAGCAAAGAAAGCTTCGAGAACTGAGGTAGCACCGGAAAGACCAGCAGCTTCCATCACGTTCTTAGCTCGGATCACATCAGGGCTATCACCATCTCGGGTAGCCCATGGAATGTCCCAACCAAGCCATTTGTTTAAAGCCCCAGCGACGTTGTCATCACGCTCAGATGTGCTGGCAATTGCGGTAACACCAGCATCAACACCAACACCAGCTGCAAGCTTGCCGATCAGTTGAGTACGCTTGGAAAGATTGGCAGTTGAGGAAGTAAGGTTTCCACCCTTAATAGCCAGCTTTGTGCCGACAAGAGTAGGGATGATGACAGAAGAGGCGTCACGAACAGCATTCTCCAGCTGGCTCTCAGAACGAGTAGCTGTCTTATCCCACCACTCATCAATACCTTTGGTAAGAGGGAGCAGTCCAGCAAGGTCAGAGACAAAGTCACCTACACCAAGCATCGGTGCTTTTACAGCAACATCAGTGATGGACTTAGAGAAGTCAGCTGCTGCCTTTAGAGGGGCAAAGTCACGAGGCCCTTGCTGCTCACCACCATTACTAGTCTGTGGTTGTGGGGAGCTGGGTTGTTCAGGTGCAGAAGAGCCTGCAGGTGTTTGAGGTTGCGATTGGGCTTGTACTTTTTTTAGTGATTCCTCTTGCCCAGCGATGATAGCCTCAGTGTTTACATCGTGGATATAGCGCTCTTCATCGGGGTCTTCGATGATTTGAGCACCAGAGAGATTAAAGTTGTCTGTCATCCGGGGATACCTAAGATTTGACGTACACGGCGGGAATAAGCTTGCTCTTCACGGCTACCAGGAGCAATATTGAATGGCATCGGAAGGTCCACAGCTCGGTCTTGGTAATGAAGGCTGCCATCAGCATGGACGCCATCATTCATTGATCCGATCTTGACACCATGCTTTTTAAGAACAGAAATTGCTCTATCCCTATCCTGACGTGAACGGAAGCCAACATGTTCATGGTAGTTACTACCACCATGGTCAGCTGCATAGTAGAACTGAGGATTATTTTTAGGGTGCTTATAAGCCCGGTCACCAGTAAGATACTGGACGACATTAAAGTTCATCGTAGGACCTTGACGCCATTGTGATTGACCAAAACTACGCATAGCAGCTTCAGCTTGTGGGAGGAATCGTTTGTAGGCGCCGTTAGTGTATGCCTCCCATGCACCTAGACCTTGTGACTTACGGATAGCCAGAGCAGCCTTGGTATTATTCATGGGGTCAAGAAGCTGACCGCGAGAAGTAATACCTAAAGCACGTAGCTTGTCAACATGAACGGGATACCTCACTTGGAACCAACCATGCACATCGGTATCACTACGAGCAGCGTCCTGTCGACCACTCGATTCAGCCATAGCAATGGCAGTCATTAGGGCGGCTTCCTTAGGGTTACCGCCAGCAGCAAGGAAAGTCGAGAGGATATCTGATGGAGAATTAACCTTACCTTGAATACGCTTAGCAGGAACAGCAGGGAGGTTTCCACTGCCAAGCCCAGCAATTGCAATGCGTGTCATATTGGGTTGATACGACACCAGACGCTGGTATTCAGGATCCAGTGATCCAATACCACGTTGCATAGCTTGCACAGGAATCTGCTCAATCCCAAAATGCTTCATTTGAGCATTCACCACATCCAATGGTGACACATTGGTCATATTGGCCAGGTAGCGAGCAGAGTCAGGAAGAGAGATCTGCTGACCGGTCTTGGCTCTATCACTGATCTTTTGGAGAACAGCTTTGTCGAGGAGAGGCCGATTCTCAAGGCTCCAGGCAGGGTTGTTATCTGCTTTGATTTGTTCCCGTGCGTGGGTTAGCGGGAAGGTGATTTGGCTTTGAGGTTTAAGGGTATACTTGGTAAAGAAGTTACCCTTGTATGCACCATTCTCAATACGGCCCACTGAATAGCTACCATCCTTCTGATCAAGCCGTGCCTTGAATCGACTGAGTGCATACTCATCAGCCTGACCTGCAGTAGCTCCAGGCTTCAGCATGAAGTCGCGGTAATCACGCATGTAATCACGCATGGCACCGTCAACAGCACGTCCGTAGCTTTCGTGCTTAATTCGGGAGGTGTCAAACTCACCGAGTTTTCGTGCAAGGGCTGCTTTGACAGCGTCTTGAGCACCTTCACGGACTTCTTTTGGTACAGCATTTTGCTCGGCTTTTTGAGCACGCTGCTTCCAGTTAAGTTTAAATTGAGTTGAGGTATCTGAACGAAGGACTTCTTCAACAGTCAGGACACCCATCAGCTCCTTCTCAGCAAACAGTTGCTCGTGGAACTTGTCGTTCCTACCTGTATTACTGAGATCTTGTGAATACATCTGAAGCAGTTTGACACCAGCTTCATTGCCATCCTTTTGAGCCTTTTCAATCAAGGCATCAAGTTCAGTGGCGTCTCCACTCCACTTGGTGTTCAACCACTCACGAGTCTGGTCATTCCACTCACCGAATTGACGTTGCTCGGTCTGCTTCTGCTCAGAGTAGAGATCATTTAGCTGCTTAGCTCGTTGCTGCTTGAGCGTTGCAATCTCAGCGCTATAGCGATCACCGATTGGTGTACGGTCTGGGCCATCAAAAGGTTGTGCAAGGATGCGTTCAATATCAGCTTCACTGAATTTGAATGCACCAGAACCATCAGTTGCAGTGTAGATATCCTTTAGCCAGACCTGACGTGCTTCAGCAAAGCCAAGCGTGTTACCGTTAGCATCTTTACTACGGACAAGCGTCCTGTAGTACTGCATGGCCTTGAATGGATCTTCAGAGAGGTCATAAGCAGCATCACGTGCTTTAGAGACCATCTCATCGTTAGCTTGTTTTGCTTCGTACTTCCTGGTCTCTGCAAGGATTCCATCAGAAGTGCGACGCATATCCATCAAGGCACTTGCAAGGAACCTAGAAGACTTACCATGGAGTCCGTTCTGCTTTAGGTATTCAGGTAGCAGAGCAGTCAGGAAGGCAGCCTTTTGGGGGCTTGTAGAGGCCTGTGACGGAGTTAATTCAACAGGCTTACCATCTTCACCTGGAAGGCTGAGCGTAAAGGTTGTGTTAGTACTGAATTGACTGTTGATCCAATCACCCCAAGATGCTGCCGCCATACGAGCAGTAGCTGCATCACGAGCATGTTGACGATTAGGATCTAAATTCCGAAGTTGAGCAATAGCATAAGGATCACCACCAGCAGCTTCACGGATGTCCAACTTGGTTTGGTAATACTCACCTTGAATCTGGAGCTGATGCTCACCTTCAAGTTGTTGCATTGCCTGGTCAGTTGGAATGCCATGCAGGTAGGTGTTGGTGTATTCCTCATCCCATTCACGCTCAAGCTTCTGCTCCTTCATGTCGCCAGCAAGCTTGGCAGCTTTTGCGCTGAAATCACTCAATGAAGAATAAAAGTTACGCTCACTGAGTGCCTGTGCTTCAAGTTGTTGCTTTTGAACTTCAAAGTTACGTGTACGTGAGGCTTGGAAGTCACGCTTGTTAGCAGCACGTAAATCCTCTCTACGACCTAGTTGTTGACGCTCAAACTCTGCATTCTTAGAAAGCGCTTCAGTTTGAGCACGACGATTCTCAAGATCCTGCTTGGCCGCCATATCCATGTACTTCAGAGTCTGCGCGCCTTGGCGTGCAATCTGTTCTACATTTGCATTGGAGACCCGAATCGGATCAAAAGGCATAGATCGGGCGTACCCTTGATACTGTACCTCTTTCATTTTCTTTTAGCCAGTAGTTTTACTCTTAGCAATACCGCTCCAGTTCATGCTAGCCAAACCACTAAGAGCACTAGAAGCAGCAGATGTCCAAACACCAGCACTGCTTTGCATAGCACCTTTGATAGGCTTGGGTGGCTTCTTATACTTGAGGGGTAGATGTAGTTTGGGCAGCGGACGAGCCTTAGGCTTAGGCATTTGCGGAGGCATCTCAGGCTTCAGCATGCGAGCCGCTTCTGCAGCAAGATCAGCACCAAGTTTTTCAATGTCAATCTTTCGGGAATTCATGGCAAACTGACGATCTGCGCTACGCAGACTTTCGTCCATCTTCGCCATGTTTCGTCCGTAAGTCGCAAGACTTGCTGCTTGAATCTTGCCAGCGCTTCGACCAGGTTGAGCTGTAACCTGTGATGCACCAGCATCCATAAGCTGATCAACCATCATGTCTTGACGGTCAAACGCTTGTCCAATACCAATTTCTAAACGGACATTCCGCTCTGCCTCGTAAGCCTGAGCAGCTGCAACATTATTGAAGTGAAGCTGTTTCTTATAGTTCTTCTCAGACTGATCAAACTGACGTAGTTGATTTCGATAATCAAACGTCAGCATTTTATTCTGATAGTCCCAAGACCTCAGATCAGCTTCGTCTTGCCACTTATAGGTATTGACAAGATTATCGAACTGCATCCGAGCATCTTGTCTGGCCCAATTGGCGGCACGTCTACCCTGACGGTTGCCAAACCGCCAGGTCTGCATATCATATTTATATTGCTTAGCTACCTGTTCGTTGTAAGCATCAATTTGAGACTGCTGACTAGAAGCTCCTAAAATAGAACTACCAATACTCAGAGCCCCAAAGATTGCATCGTCCCATCCAAAGGCCATCCCTTAACGCCTCCGATAATAGCGAGGTGAATAATTGCCTTCCCACATCATCGACGTAAGTGCGACAGGGAATGGGGAATCACTGAATACACGTATGTTGAAGTTGTCATTACGTTGATGTATGGGAAGAGTGAAGATATTAGATTCGGTCAGAGGAACGTCGTTAGCAAGATAATAATCAGCATCCTGAACGGATTGAATGTCGTACCATTCAGCAGCCCCTTTCCTCTTAAGTTTGAAGCCAATGTTGCTGGACAAACCAACGGAGAACTTCAGGCGACCAACAGTCAGTGTCGCTGTGTAATCAGACGTACCTTCAGAAACCTGGTAGTAGATCTGTGGAAGCTCAACATCAAAGTTGTATTTGTATCCGATATAGATCTGAGCAGCCTGACTGGTCAGGTTCTTCCCTTGCACAGCAAAGTATGTACCTGTCCCATCTGTCCCTCGTGTTGGTGTCACGGTAAAGCCGGACTCCACAACAGAGTTGTTCTGGACAGTACCTGCAACGATTAGTACAGGGGTAAGCGCCGTAACATCGCTGTACGGTAGGTAGCACTTTGTGGTCTGTGTGCCAGAGTCGTAGACGACTGAGGATGGGTTCCTGTACATATCAATGCAGATTTGAACAGGGTTACCCTGATTGGTTACAAGGATCTGACTGTCAGGAGTCTGGTTAAGGTTGTTTCTAATCAGTGAGTACTGGCCGGACTGGTAAGTGACAGCCCAGAAGTTATCAGCATCAACAGTGCAGAATTGAACATTACCAGGTAGTTGCCACTTAAACCATGACTGCATCAGCATCTTCTCAGCTGAGCCATAAGTACGATAGAAGTACACAAATGGTGTAGTCCTACCAGACATAGCGATGAAGCTGTTCTGCGAACTGGCAATCAGGTTGTCAATCGTGCTTGGAATCCATTCAGAGATAATCCGACCAATATCAATCACATCAGGACTTTCCTGCTGACCTCGTGTTTGCATTGCAAAGACACGCATGTAACCAGGAATCTTGCTGACAAACATGATGTTGGTGCCAACGTCCACTGGATGGATCAATGGATCAATCTCGTAGTTAGAGATGGCACGGATTGTTGTTGTACCAGGAGTCAGCACCCCTTGGTCTGCATACAGCATGAACTGTTGGCTTTCGGTGAACAACACCAGACCTTGTGCTGTTGGTACTACTGACTTCAGAACAGCAGGTCGAATGCTTGAGCAGCTGATATCAATCGGATCGTTTGGAACACTGGAAAGAGCAGTGACGTGATAGAAGTTGAAGTATTCACCAGCCTGACTCATCGACACATTGTCTTCAGTCAAGAAGCCAAGTCGATTGTTATGGAAGAATGCTTTCTGGATCTTCTGACCTACAAAACTTGGGTGCTCATTGGTTTCATCATCACCAACCAACCGGGGCTCCCAGAACGACCTAGCAGCGTTGCTAACGTCCTTCTGAAGCGGTCTGAATACGAAGGTATTGAGTGCTGTATTGAGCAGCTCATGGGGCATTGTAGAGGGGTTAAGGCCAATTGATATGCCAGGCTTGATCGTCTCTTCCCAATAGCCCTTACCAGAGACACCGTTATCTGCTTTGAATTCAGCATAGTAAGTATCCTCTCGACCAACAGTATTGTTGACGGTTACAATTCTACCGTTCATCGTCTCGCCAGGCAGTTCACCAATGTTATTAACACTATCCTGATACGCCTTGATATCATCACCACCAACACCACCTGATGCATCGATGGTAAAATCAGCGGTACAGCTTAATTCAAGCGTACCCTTGAGTTTGGTAACAGTAAGCCCAGATATACTAAGACCATTAATACCGCTCTGAAGTGTTGAGAGAATAGTATCAATGTTGAGAACCTTGTTGGTTGTTGTGTCGCTATTGGTAGTAGGCTCAGCGTTCTTTGTCGTAAAGTTGTAAGTAGAGCTATTGATCGTGACTTTATATTCAGCTCCATATGCAGCGTTGTAAACACGAATAGTTGCCTTACGCTTTGGATAAACAGTAGTCGCTGCCTGAGTTGTGACAGTAACTGTGTTGTTAACGACGAGAGTTGTGTCTTGAACAGTGAGGATGTCGTAGTTATCCTTTGTACCTGTCAGGTAGTTAGCTGCGCTGTTCTCATAAGTAACAGTTGCAGCTACACCTGTTGCAGCATTCCAGACGTTAATGGTTGATCCGTTGATGTTACCGATATAGGTCTCACTGTTATCACGACGGATATAGAACCACTTGGCGTTGGCAAATGCGTTGGGTGTTGAGGATAAAGTCTGTAGGTGCTTAAAGCCAGGACGCTTTGCTAAACCAAACGTAGGGTCTGGGTAAGCATTGAGGCATTCTCTCAGTTGACCTGGAAATTTTTTGTCATCAGGTTGCTTGGATACACCACCAAGGAAGTTGGGTATCCGTTGGGTTACACTTGCCATCAGCGATACAATGCCTTGAAGGGTTCATAGCTGTTGTAGTAATTGGCTCCACGAGGGTGACCAAAGAAGGTGTAGTCACCTTGATTACATTCATACTCAAGAGCCATAGCCCGTGTATAGGCTTCACGTTGTTGGAGCATCTGGTATTGGGTGTTGTCACCAACAATCCTTGAAGACACCAACACAGCAGCTCTTGCCACGATGTAGTCCTTGATTGGTGTAGGAAGGTCTACCCAATCAAACAACCACACCACATCACATCGAACAGGCTCATCCCACTGGTACGTGTGATTAGTCCGGTCATATAGCTTCCCACTCCGTCGTACAGCATCTTTGTCCCTGTACTCAGGAGTCAGATCCATTTGGATCATATTGTTGGGAATGACAATGTTCTTGTTCGTATCAGGAGTGATGGGATAATCGTATTCACGGTTAAATGTCCATCCCTCCGCCTGCACCTCCCGTGACACCTGTAGAAGGGTGTCGTATGCAATCGCAACGTCCGGGTTGGTTTGAGTAAGAGTGGTTACAGGCGCCTGACCAACTGACGCCAGAATTTCATTAACAGCTTGAAGCTCGGTCTGAGCGTTAGTGGTTGGAAACGGCATAACGATAGCGTTATTAGCTTTGGATAAAAAAAAGGGGGGACCCCGAAGGATCCCCGGATTAATCAGACGTTAGCGATGTTGCACTCAACGCCAGGATATGCAGTACGCAGACCCTTAGTGGTCGAAGCCACAGCAGAGTCAGCGACAGCAGAGCCATAACCAAAACGAGTCTTGGCTACAGAAATACGAACGGCATCAGTGGTGCAAGCACCGTTGTTGCCAGCAGCTACAGAAGCAGCCATGATGTTTTACCTCAGTTGGTATA